ACCTTGCGACTTCAGTCGTGAGAGGTTCAGTTAAGCACTTAGATTATATATTCTAGGTGCTTTTTTTTCATATTTGGAGGTTAGAAATATGGATGAAATTTACAATAAAATAATTAAAAAAGTGAAAGAGTTAACAGATGTTAGCAACGAAGCTAGATTGAAAATTCAAGTAACTATTTTAATTAGAAAATCATTAAATTTTATGAATAGAGATGACTTTCCAGTTGAACTCATAGAACCATTTGCAGAGCATTTAGCATTAAAAACTATTGAAGAAATTGAAATAAAGGGCAATATTTCAAAAGTTACTGAGGGGGATACCACAATAGAATATAACACAAGTAGTAACTCTACTGATGAAATGTTTTTATCGTTAAAAAGTCAATTATTTAGATTTAGAAAGGTTGGTACTGTATGAGTATTTTAGATAAGTTACACAACGATAGAGTTACAGTTATTAGATCTGTTACTACTACAGATGAGTATGGTGGAGCTTTTGAAGAGCAAAGAGAAATATTAAAAGATATCCCTTGCAGACTTTCACAAAAATGGTTGAGAAGTGTTATACCCGGACCAGTCAATAGCAGTTCACAAGAATATAAACTCTTTGTAGGTTTAGATGTAGATATAAAGCAAAATGACTTAATAAAAGTTATAAGAAAAGCAGATGGAGCTGTTTATATGTTCAAAGCCTCTAAACCTTTGGCATACAACATAATAAAGCACAAGGAAATAGCCCTAACTGAAGTTTCTGAAAATGAGGTAGATTATGGAGCTTAAAGGGTTTAAAGAGTTTGACAAAATTCTTGATGAAATAAAAACAGAAGCCCCAAAATCTACTGAAAGATTTTTAATGTTACAGGCTGAGGAAATGGTAGGAGAATTAAAAAATAAAAATAAAATTTTAACTCCCGTTGACACTGGACTTTTAAGAGATAGTTGGCAAAGGGAAAATGGAAAAAGATTAACTGGTAAAAAATTTACTCAGATTGTGTTTAACATGACTGACTATGCCTTAATTATGTGGGGCATGTAAAACCAATCAAAATCGGTAAACACTAAGTATTATATAAAGCACTTTATGAATATGGACAAATATGTTATAATTATTTGAGGTGATTTTTATGCTAAAAATAATTGAAACATATATGAAAAATACAGGTAAAAGAAATAGAAAATATGCAAAATGTTTATGCAGTTGTGGAAATATCTGCGAAATTAGATTTGATAGTGTAGGTAAGACTAATTCTTGTGGTTGCTTAAAAAAAGAGCAAGATAAAATAAATTTAACTAAAAATCATAAGCATGAATTAAGTCATTCTAAGCTATGGAATACTTATTATGGAATGAAAAAACGTTGTTATGATAAGAATGACAAAAGATATAATGATTATGGTGGCAGAGGCATAAAAATTTGTGATGAGTGGTTAAAGTCATTTGAAAACTTTGTTAATTGGGCTATCAATAATGGATTTGAAAATTCAAAAGATATTAGTATAGATAGAATAGATAACAACTCAAATTATTCACCAGAAAATTGTAGGTGGGTTAATGCAAAAACACAAAGCAGAAATAGAAGAAGTAATTTAAAAATCTTTTTTGAAGGAAAATATATATCTGCTATGGAATTATCTGAAAAAGTCAATTTACCTTATAAATTAATATATGATAGAATAAAAAGAGGAGATTCTATTGAAGAAATAATATCAAAAGAAAAATTACCTATGGGAGTAAAGTGTAGAGGTGAAAAAAATCATAAAGCTATTTTAACAGAAAAACAAGTTTTAGAAATAAGAAAACTAAGATTAGATGGGCTTTCACTAGATTACATAAAAGATAAATACGGAGTTAGTAAGAGTGCAGTTTCAGCAATTGTAAATAGACGAACTTGGAAACATATATAATATACGTCAATACCGAGGTAACTAAGAACATCACTTAGCACCGTAGAGCGTAGAGATTGAGCGTTAAGAGAGCAAAAATATCTCCAAGAGTGATTGGAATAAAAATAAGAGTCTTGTGGCTCTTTTTTTTATTATAATGTACGCCGAACTTATAGGAAACTATAAGAATTAGAGGATAAAAAGCCTTTAAGATAACACAAAAGCACATGTTGAGTTTGGTCATAGAACAGGAAGAAACAAAACTAAATTTGTCAGAGGTAGATTTATGCTTAGAACAGCTGTAGCTATGAGGCAAATTAAATTCTATAAAGATTTAAAAAATTTTTATGGAGGATTGATAAAGAAATGAAATGGGCAGATATAAGAAATGCATTAAATAAGATTATTTCTGAAAAACTAAAAGTAAACCCATACAGTGAGGATATAGATAATGTCAAAAAACCTTGCTTTTTCATAGATTTAGTTAGTTATAAGAAAGAATTTAATTCTGAATATAGAGAGCTAAAAACAATAGATATTGATATTATTTATTTTCCAAAGACTAATGGAAAACTTACTAATGCTGAAATATTAGAGAATTTAGAAAACTTAGATAATGCTTTGGAAATAGAAGGTAAAAAGGTTTTACATGTGCTTAATAGATTCCTAACTCTAAGGAATACAGATATAAAAATTGTAGATAGAGTTGGACATTATGTATTTACTTTAAGCCTGTATGACCTTTATGGAAAACCTTATGATTATGAACTTATGAAAGATTTAGAATTGAGATTCAAAAAAGGAGGTAGAAATTAATGGGAAATGAAGTAGGACAAATAAAAGCTAGTCCAAACATTAATATAGAATTTAAAACTCTTGCAACAACTGCTATACAAAGAAGTGAAAGAGGAATAGTTTGTTTAATATTAAAAGATACTAAGAAAACTATTAAATGGAATACTCTAAAAACAATAGCTGATTTGAAAGAAAAAGAGTGGGATGCTAAGAATGTAAAATACATTAAATTAGCAATGCACTATGGGGCTAAGAAAATTTTAATAAGAGTGTTGCAAACTGGGGAAAATATAGATGATGTTTTAGGTGAATTTAAAGAAAGAAAAATGCATTGGTTAAGTTATCCAGGAGCAGAACAAGCAGATGACCAAAAACTTGTAACTTGGGTTAAACAAGTATTTGGAAATGATGGAGCAATAGGTAAGACTGTTAAATATGTTTCTAGCTTTGCTAATAATACAGACCATGTTGCAATAGTGGAGCTTGGAAATACTGGAACTTATAAATCTATTTATGGTGAATTTACAGCTCAAGAATACACTGCAGCAATAGCAGGACTTATAGCAGGAATGCCTCTTAATCGTTCTGCAGATAACTTTGTAATGAGTGATTTAAAAGAAGTAGATTATTTTGAGCCTAAACTTGGTAAATTCTCTCTATACAATGATGATGAAAAAGTAAGAGTTAATTATGGAGTGAACTCAAAAACTACTTTTGATAGTACTTGGAAGAAAGATACAAGAAAAATCAAAATAGTTGAGGGAATGTGCTTTATAACTGATGACATAAGAGATACGTTTAAAAATTATTGGTTAGGAATTTACATAAATGACTACAATAACAAAATGAATTTCTGTTCTAATGTTACAAAAGTTTATTTTAAAGAAATGGCTCCAAATGTATTGAGTGGAGACTATGACAATAAAATTGAAATAGATTTAGAAGCACAAAAGAGATTAATTGTTTTAGAGGGTAAGGATCCAGAAGAAATGACAGAAATGGAAATCTTGAAATATCCATCTGGCGATGATGTATTTTTAACAGGTGATGTTAGATTTGCAGATACTATGGCAAATCTTTCAATTTCAATAAAGATGTGATAGCAAATTTTAACTGTATATGTTATAATGTAAAAAAGAATAAAGGAGATGTTATTTATGGTTACTTTAAAAGATTTAGTTTTAATTAATATTAAAGATAATTCTATTTACTTTATAACAAAAACAGGTGAATTATGGAGAAAATATAATATTATTTGGAATGGTAGAAAAATTCAAAAATCTGTTAATGGCAAATTATCAGAAATTCCAAAAGAAAATGCTGTTAAAGTTTTTTCAAAACTTGGGTGTTTATTGGATTTAGAAAATAATTGTTATTATAAAAAAATGAAACTAGGAAAAATAAAAACAGGGCATAAGAATTTTATTCTAACTATAAAAAAGAAAAAAATTATAGCATTAATACATAGGTTAGTGGCTGAAACATTCATACCAAATCCTAATAATTTACCTATAGTAAATCATTTAGATTCTAATCCTGAAAACAATAATGTAGAGAATTTAGAATGGTGTACAGCAAAACAAAATGTAGAGCATGCTATTGCAGCGGGCAGGATGAATTGGGAACATAAGAAAATAGAAATACTACAATACTCACCAAATGGAGATTTTATAGCAGAGTATGAAAGTGCTGTTGAAGCAGAAGAAAAAACAGGTGCTCTTCGTTCTGTGATATGTAGAGGATTAAATAAAAATAAATTAGCTAATGGTTTTCTTTGGAGATTAAAATCATCAGAAAATTACCCTAAAAAAATAAAAGGTATTGAAAATCCAAAATATTGGAAAAGAGCGATACTAATGTTTGATATGAATGGTAATTTTATAGAAGAATTTGAATCAGCAACAGCTGTTACTAAAAAATATGGAATTAATAATGTGAGAGCTGTATTAAGAGGAACAAGAAATCATGCTGGAGGATATGTATTTAGATATAAAGATAATTAATAGGAGGTTATAATGGCAGATACAAATATAAGGGGCTACCATACCATTGCTGGTGCACATGGTACTCTTTGGATAGATAATGAAAAGATAGCTGAATTTACAAAAGTAAATGCAAAAGTAACAGCAGATAGAAAAGATGTGCAGTTAGGATTATCTGTGGATAGTAAGATTGTGGCTTTAAAAGGTGAGGGTAGTGTTACACTTGAAAAAGTATATTCAAGAGGTAAAAAGATACTTGAAAAATTGGTAAAAGGGAATGATGTTAGAGTTAGAATGGTTACTAACTTATCTGACCCAGATACACCAGGAAAACAAGAAGAAAGAATTTCTCTTGATAATGTTTGGTTCAATTCAATAGACTTGATCAACATTACAAAAGGAGAAGTTGTTGAGGAAGAATATCCATTTGGATTTACACCTGAGGATCTAAAATATGAAAATGATATAAAATAGGAGGCTTAGATGTTAGTTACTGCAGAAATGCTACTTGAAAATAGCAAAAAGATAAATAATGATGAAAGAAAAAAAGTTAAAATTTATATAAAAGAACTTAATGGAGATTTAGAGTGTGAACTTTTAAACAAAGAAGATTACTTAGATTTATTATTATCAAAAGAAAAGGACAAAGATTTAGAAGTAATTTATAATTCTTGTCCTATTTTTAGAGATGATAAACTAATAGAAAAGTTAGGCTGTAAGAGTAATCCTGTTTCTGTTGTGAGCAAAGTTTTAAAAGACCCAACTATTTATAGACTAGCAGATTTAATCTTAGTAGCTTCTGGATATGGAGAAAAAGATTTAGTTAGTTTGGTTGAAGAAACAAAAAACTAATAATGGGCGACTGGAAATTAAGTACAGTCGCTCATTACTTGAATAGAGGGCATACATTAGAAGAACTTAGGAAACTTTCTGAAAAAGATTTATTTTATATGTATCTTTTAAAAGAATAATGCTATAATATTGTATATTAAATTCATTTTAGGAGGAAAGGTTTATGTTCTTATTGGGGATTGTTTTACTTATATCAGGTTTTATTGTTTTCTCTATTATTTCTATGGAAATTGGACTTATTCTAGGGATTGTAGGAATTGTTGCTATAATAGTAGGAATTGTATCTGGCTCTTTAAAATCTATTGGAAAATCTATTAGAGAAAATGATGATGTTCAAGAGGCTGCAACTAATCTTCATGATAAGTTTGCTGATTGGATTGATAGAGTAGGTTTTTTCAAAGCATTAGGAATAATATTGGCTATTTGTTTTCCTATTATGATTGTCTTTTTATGGATTAAAGGCTAAACAAACAATGTTTAAGAGAGAGTTTTTTAACTCTCTTTTATTTTTTAGGAGGATTTATGAAAAATGAATAGAAAATCAAAGCAAAAAAGCAGAAAAAATAAAAGATATCAAAGAAAACTATATAAAAAAACACTATCTCATCTATATAAATTAAAAGATGAAATAGTGCAAGAATTGAAAAATATGGAAATAAAAGTAAAATTATAATTTCCAAGCCTTTAACTTCTTTAAAAAATTTGCTAAAATAAGTAAAGAATATTAGAATAAATTATATTTAAAAAGAGGGGTTGGAGTTATGTTTTTAACATTTATTATTTTTACTGGAATAGCTGTTTTTGCTGTATTAATGTATCAAGATTATCTAAAAGAAAAGGAAGAAATCAAACAATATGGAAATTTTCTAAAAGGAACAAATGTAACATTAGATGAATTTATAGAAGAAAGAGATAAAATGGATAAAAAATTTTCTGAAAATGATGTCCTGTGGGCTATTTATAATAAAAGATTATTGAATAGTTTTTTTAAAAAAGAATTTTGGATGTATAGAGCAACACTGTATGATATGTTAAAACTACTACATAAAGAAAAAAATAATAGAGAAGAATTAAGGTACTGCTTAAAAATTTTATATTATGATTTAAGTGGTGCAGACAAAAAAACTCCTAAAAAATTATTAATGATAGTACCTGATTTATATAAACGAATTATAAAACTTAAAGAATATTTTAATGAAAATATGATTGACGATTGCTTCAAAATAAAATTTCCTTTTCACTATTGCAATAAAGAAATATTCTCAAATATTGTAAATGATATTTTCTTAGAAGAAAATTTATCTATAATTTTGAATAAGTATTTAGATAAGATGAAAAAAGAACCTAAAAAAGCTCAACCTATTGATTATACTGATATAATTAATGGAACTTGGGAAGATGACGACTAAAATATAAGAGCCAGTAAAAAGGCTCTTATATTTTTAAAAAATTTCTCTTGACTTTGTAGCAACAAGATGTTATTATATCTATGTAGCAACAAAGTGAGGTGATTTTATGAAAGCTACTGATAAAACAAATTCTAATAAAGATTATATGCTTAGAGTTAGAATGGATAAGGAGGTTTTAAAAAAATTAGATGATATTTCTAATGCTAAAAATAAAAGTCGTTCTGAAACTGTAAGAGAATTAATTGAAAATGAATTTGAAAAAAATAAAAAATAGGAATTGCACTCCCTGAGAAAGATTACAATTCCTATCCCACCAAAATATTGGTATGTAAATATTATACACTGCATACCTCTATTTTGGCAACTAAAAATTTAAAATGGAGGTATTTTTTATGTATGCAAATATGGAAAAAGTAATCAAAGAAAGTAGAAAACATTTAACAACTCATTATGATATGACATTTGACCAATTAAATGATATTAGAGATAATTCAAAAGGAATTTTTGAGATGATACATAAAGCATTTATGTTTGGATTTGGTCAAGGTATAAAATGTCAAAAGAAAAAAGGTAAGGTGAATAAAAATGGAAAATAAATTAGTAAAAATAAATAATGTAGAACTTGGAATAAAAGAATATAAAAAAGAAAGAGTTGTAACTGTTTGGGATATTGCAAAAGTTCATAGCAGAGAACCCAGAGAAATTACACAACAATTTAATAGGAATAAAGATAAATTTATTTTAAATGAAGATTATTTTAAAATATCTTCAAAAGAATTTTTAGCATCGTTTAAAACGATTCAGAGCTCTGAATCACAATCAGTGATTCAGGATTTTATACCTAATAATGTTAAAGAAATAGTTTTATTTACTGAAAGTGGATATCTGATGTTAGTAAAAACATTTACAGATGATTTGAGTTGGGAAATACAAAGACAATTAGTTAAAGGATATTTCAAACTTAAAGAACTTAAATCAAGTGTAGATAAAGATAAAAGACTTGAAATAATGGAAAAAAATGCAAATGTAAGAATGGCTAAAATGTTAAAATCATTAATACCTTTTTCAAAAAGTGAAAGATATAAAGAAATATTGGTATCAGAAGCAACAAAAGTTTTAACAGGAAGAGAATTAATCCCACCACCAGAAGTGGAAGCAAAAACTATAACTGCCACTCAAATAGCAGAAAAATTAGGAGTATCTGTTCAAAAGATAGGTATTATTTCTAATAAATACAACTTGAAAACAGAACAAAATGGATACTGGGTTCATGAAAAAGCAAAGTATTGTAATAAAGAAATTCCTAATTTTAGATATTTTGAGCATATGATTGATGAGTTTAAAAAATATATTTAATAATTAACACTAAGAGGAGTATAAAAGCTCCTCTTTTTTATTGGAGGTGAGAATTTGGAGCATGTATTAAGTGCTAGATTAGAACTTAAAGATAAATTTACAACTGTAATATCCAAAGCAGAAAAAGGACTTGCTGGACTTTATCAAAAAGCTAAATCTATGAACTGGGAAAAAGTTAATAGTGGTTTAAATAAATTTGGAGCAGTTGCTATTGGAGGACTTGCTGGGATAGGAGCTATCGCTGGAAGTTCATTAACTGCTTTTGCAGATTTGGAAGATCAAGTTAGAAGAAATAAAGCTATTATGGGAGCAACAGCTACAGAAGAAAATATGTTAATGGCTCAAACAAGAGAACTTGGAAGAAGTACAAGATTTACAGCGCAAGAAGTGGCACAAGCTCAAATGTACCAAGCAATGGCGGGTATGAAGACTAATGAAGTATTAGAAATGACACCAAAACTTTTAAAACTTTCTATTGCTTCTGGTGAAGATTTAGCTAGTACATCGGATATTCTTACAGATAACTTAACTGCATTTGGATTAAAATTACAAGATGCAGACCACTTTATGGATGTTATGGCTGCAACAGCTAACAATACAAATACAAGTATAGCAGGGCTAGGAGAAGCTTATAAATATGTAGCATCCACTTCAAGAAGTTTTGAAAGTATGGAAGAAGTAAATATAATTTTAGGAACTTTAGCAAATAACAGTATAAAAGGAGGACAAGCTGGAAGATTATTAGGGGGTGTTTATACAAGACTTGCAAAAGCTACTCCTGATATGGAGAAAGCTATGAAAAAAGTCGGCATATCATTATATGACAATAAAGGAAAGTTTAAAGGATTAAGAAAAATTGTAGATGAAATGAAGCCTGTACTAGCAAGAATGACAGAAGAACAAAGAAACTATTTCTTAGCTACTATTGCTGGAACAGAAGGAATGAGAGTTTTTTCAGTTCTATTAGGAACTACTAAAGAGGATATGGAAAAAACAGAAAATGCTATAAAAAACGCTAACGGATCAACAGATAAAATGACCGAAGAAATGTCAGGCACAACAAAAAATAAAATAGCTGAATTTAGAAGTGCTGTTGATGATTTAAAATTGTCAATTGGAGAGGGATTAGCTCCAACAGCAACTGATTTTATTAATAAATTTACAAGTAAAATGGCAGAGTTAAATTCAAAAGGTACTTTTAATACTGAAAATGTGGAGGCTTATTTTAATAGAATTTTTACTCTTACAGCAGAAGCTATAAAAGGTTTTGCGGCATTAAAAGTAGCAGCTATGGCAGAAAATATTTTTCCTGGTGCTGGTAAATATATTGCAGGTGGATATTTAGCATATAGGGCTGGTAAATTAGCATATAGGGCTGGTAAAGCAGTTGGAGATTGGGCAGGAGAAAAAATAGGAAGAACTAAAAATAAATGGGAACTAAGAAAAGAATATCAAGATAAGGGTTACACTTGGGATGAGGCTAATGCACAAGCAGAAAAAGATATAGAAACAATAGATTTGAGAAACAGTAAAACAGAAGATGATGAGAAGCTGAATTATATAAAGCAAAGAATGCTTGAAGAAAAACTTAGATATAATAAAAATTCTGGAAAAGGAATAGAGCAGCTAATGAAAGAAACAGAAGAAGATTTTAGAGAGAGAAGAAGGATTGCTAAATTAACTCCAGAAGAATTAGTAAAAGAACAAACGGTACAGAAAAATAAAACTGTTGACTCATTAAATAAACCTATTTTACTAGGAAAACCTCTACCAGAAAAGCAAAAGACAGAGCTAGAAAAAGTTAGTGATAAGTTAGGACTTAAAGCTCCAACAATTCCAAATTATATGCTTAAACCTTCTGTTCCAGAATCTAAAAAAAGTAATAATGATATTAAAGTACCACCTCAAAATGTAACTTTTTCACCCCAGGTAAATGTAAATATGGGAGGAGTTACAATAAGAAATGAAGCTGATATAGAGAAAACAGCAGAAATGTCTAAACAAAAAATAATTGCAGAGTTGAAAAACTATGTACAAATAACAAAATAAGGAGATGATGCTATGAGACCAACATTTATCCTGGTTAAAGATAGTACTAATACTCCTTTTTTCTTTGTAGTACCACCTTTGGATTTAAGGATAGAGAGTGAGCAGGATTTACAAATTATAAGAATAATTGATTTGGGAGAGAAAACATTAATTGGAAATAGAAAAGCTGAAAAGATTAGTTTTTCTACATTTTTTCCAAGTATGAAATCTCCTTTTTTTAGTTATATTCTTTCTACTACTCCTAGTAACTGTATGGAAACTTTAAAAAAGTTAAAGAATGATAAGGAAAAATTAACCTTAATTATTCCAGAGTTTAATATTTTCTTTAAATGCTATATCCAAACTTTATATTTTTCTGTTACTGAAAGAACAGGAGATATAGATGTAGAAATAACTCTTGTAGAGATAGAGAAAAACAAAACTCTAACAGATGTAGCAAGAGGACTATTAGAGAGGTAAATATATGGAAAAATTAAAAATTTATGTAAATGGAAAAGAATATAAAAATATATTTACTAGGGTTATATGGAGTGGAGCTATTCACGGAACTGCAAGGAAATTAGAAGTTGAGTATCTAGGAGATATCATAACCAATATTGGAGATGAAATTGTATTTTCTTATGAAGATGAAAAATTGTTCTACGGTAAAGTTTTTCAACATTCTAGGAAAGGTGAAACTGAAATAAAAAGTTTTTATGCATACGACAATTCTATTTATCTGAATAAAAATAACTTTGTTAAAAACTTTTTTCAGAAAAAACCGTCAGAAATATTAAAGGAAATCTGTGGGGAACTTAATTTAAAAGTAGGTAAATTTCCAAAAGATGAAGTTACTTGTACTTATCCAGCCATTGATAGAAGTGGATATGAAATTATATTGAATGCATACACTATTCAACATAGAAAAAACAAAAAGATTTATTCTATCGTAAGCAATGAACAAGCAATAGATATAGTTGAACAAGGTACTTATACAGATGTTCTTTTAACAAGTGCTGATAACATTTCTACTTCTTCATACGAAGAAAGTATAGAAAATATGATAAATCAAATTGTTATCTATAAAGTAGAAAAAGAAAAACAGCAAATACTTAACAAGGTAGAAAATGCAGAAGATAAGAAGAAATTTGGATTATTTCAACAAGTTATGGAATATGAAAAAGATGTAGACAATATAGCAAATGCTAAGGATATGCTAAAAAGTGTAGAAAAAAGTGCAAAATTACAATGTTTAGGGAATGTATTAATTCAAGCTGGATATAACATTGGAATACAGGAGCCACACACTGGACTAGTTGGTAGTTTCTTAGTTAAATCTGATACTCATATTTTTGAGGGAGAAACTTATTTCTGTAATATTGAGTTAGCTTTTGAAAATGTTATGGATAAAGTTCAATTTGAGAATAAAGAAAAGGTTAAGAAAAATAGAAAGAAAAAAGGTAAAAAGAGGAAGAAGAAAGACAAAATAGACGAGTTATTTCCTGAAGGATGGGATAAAAAATGAGTGAATTAGGAATTTTAATTGGCGATATGATAGGTCAAGCTACAAAAGGAACATCTATCATAAAGGCTAGTGTAGTTACTCCACCCCCAAACTTAACAATTGAATTTGATGGGCAAGTTATACCTAGCAAGCAGATATATTGCAGTAACTGCCTATTACCTCACTATCATAGAGACTATAAAATTGATGGAATTATAGACGAAATAGAAATTGATGTATCTAACTATAATTATGATAATACAACATCGGATACAATGGGGCACGGTATACCAAAATTAAAAGGAAGCGGAAAATATAAGGGTAGTGGAACATATAAATCTCACAAAGATATTTGGTTTGAGGATACATTACAAAAAGGCGATGAGGTATTAGTTCTTGTTATGGGTGTACATTACGTAGTAGTAACAAAGATAGTTAAAATGCCGAGTAAAGCAATAGAGGGGGTGTAATGTGGAAAAAGATTTTAATATTTTTCTTAAAAAAGCAGAAACAGAAGTTGAAGAAATGCCAATTTTTAAAGAGTATGCAATAGACTTTAAAACTGGTGAATATATCAAAGAAGGTAATGATATAAAAGTTTTAGAGAAAAATGAAGCTTTAAAAGTATGGGTATTTAAAGCGTTAAAAACTGAAAGATTTAGATATACTGATGTTCATAGCGATGACTATGGAAGTGAGTTAGAAACTAACGTTGGTACTATCTATCAAAAATCTGTAAAAGATGCATTAATGATTAATCAAATAAGAGATACATTGTTAGTAAATCCATATATTTTAGAATGTTATAATTTTGACATTTCTAATGAAAATGAGTATGTTCCACAGATAACCTTTAATGTTAAAACTGTGTATGGAAAACTAGAAATGGAGGTGTAAAGTGAAAGATAGAATAGAATTAAGAAATAATTTTCTGGATAATCTTAAGAATTCACTTTCAAAAATGGAAGGTACTTTCAATTTTGATATTGCTGCAACTTTTGGAATTACAGCAGAAGAAGTTTATAAAGAATTAGAGTTTTGGGAAAAGCAAACCTTTATTGATACTGCAACAGAAGATGAATATGTTGACAAACATGCGTTAATGTTTGGAGTAAAAAGAAGATTAGGAACTAAGGCAAAAGGGATTTTAAAAGTAACTGGAAAAGCAAACTCTATTATAGAAGAAAATACAATATTTTTAAATAGAGATGGGATAAAATATAAGTCTTTAAGAAAAGAATATTTAAGTCCAACTGGAATTGCAAAAATAGAAATAGAATGCCTTTCCGAAGGAAAAATAGGTAATGCCGCAATAGGAGAAATCACAACTTTTGAAATTCAAAATAGTAATATTTACAATGTTATAAATGAAAAAGAGATTATAAATGGATATGATAAAGAACCTAATTCTATATTGGTTGCAAGGGCTAAGGAAAAAGCTACAAGACCTGCTCATAGTGGAAATATTTATGATTATGAACAATGGGCTAAACAGGTTGACGGAGTTGGAAAGGTATTAGTAAAGCCTCTTTGGAATGGTAATGGAACTGTAAAGGTATTAGTTGCCAACTATAATAACGATATAGCTGATTCATCGCTAATTCAAAAAGTTAGGGAAAGAATACAGAGAGATGATGGTAGACCAGTTGGAGCCGATGTAACTGTTGATAGTTTTACTGCTAAAAATATAAATATAAATATACAAGTTATATTGAAAGCAGGATATACTTTATCTGATGTAAAAGAAAAAATTGAATCTCTTTTAAAAGCTGTAATAAAGATTGGAAGTGCTACATTTGAAAAAGCTAATAAATCTATATTATCTATTAATCGTTTAGAGAAAGCTATTTTAGAAATAGAGGGAGTAAATGACAACTTTGTAAAAGTAAATAATTCAAATTCCAATTTAGAAATAGCAGAAGATGAGATATTGATAGTCGGGACAGTGGTTATAAATGAGTGATAGATTAATTGAAAAAGTTTCTAAGACAGCTAGAAACAGTTTACAAAAAGATTTAATTAGAACTTTAGATTTGATGTGTGAGTATGTCAAAAATGATATACAAAAATACAAAGAGCTATTATTTATAGCTTTTTTTAATGAGCAGCAAATAGCAAATTATGAAAGGTTTATGGAGTTAGACTATAAAAATGGTTGGAGTTTACAGGATAGAAAAGACAGAATTATTTATACTTTATTATCAAAAAATATCTTTACTCCGCAAGTTTTAAAAGAACAAGCTAAGATATTCACAAATGGAGAGATTGAAGTTGTTGAGGATTATGGAAATTACTCATTTACAATAAAATTTACATCTGTTGTTGGAATACCTCAGAATTTAGATAATTTCAAAAATTTCATTTACATTAACAAACCCGCGCATCTAAATTTTAAAATTGAATTTAGATATAACATACATAACCAAGTGGCTTATTTATTGCATAATTCTTTAAAAACTAAAACTCATAAACAAGTCTATGATACAAGACTTTATGAAGATAGTGCAGTAATAGGAAAGTACCATAAACACATAGAAATAAGCAATTTAAAAAATGATGAATTAAAGAACAAAACACATCAGGCTATTTATGATGAAAGGAGATAAATAAAATGTCTAAATATACAGAACATTTAAGATTAGTAAAACCTGAGGGGAATGAATACTATAATGTAGAGCAGTTCAATCAAAATTCAGAACTAATAGATAAAGAAACTAAAAAATTAAGTGAAGGTTTAACAAAAATTCAAGAGGGAGCAACAAGAGAGAAAGCAGGGATAGTACAATATGGGACCACTGAGGGTAAGGCTTTAGAGGGTATGATGTTAGCTAGAATGTTTGGAGGTGTTGGATATGGTGGAGATATACAAGATTCAGGAGTTAAGGATATTAACTATATCTATTATGACAGAAACACTAGAAAAATGTACAAGTGTTTAAATCAAAATAGTGATGTGTCTGCTAATGTAGCTAATTTTATTCCTCTTGATAATAACTCACTTTTAGATAGATTGGAAAATCTATTCAGTTTTAGTAATCAAAATGACATTAATATAATAAAATTTTCAAATGTTGCAATTGCCTTTGGAAACTTTAAAAATATTGAATTTAATAAAAGTACAGATATTACTATTCCTGTTGATTTAAAAAATGCAAGTATTTCTGTTACTCCACATCACACAGGTACTCCAGGGAATTTAACAGCAATGGCTTATGTTAATGGGAATAAAATAACAATTAGAATAAACAATCATAACACTGGATTAACAACTGTAAGTGGAACTTTTATAGCAATTGGAACAATGTAAAAAAATTCTATTTAAAAAACATATAGTGTAAAGTTAGAAACATCAGATACTATTTTCCATAGTGGAAAATCTATACAGAATCTAATAGTCCACTTGAAATGGAATAGAACAAAAACAGTATTAAAAATTTGAAAGGAGAAATTAATATGAAAACAATTAATTTTTACAAAAAAGAAAAATTGGTCTTTTCTGTTTATGCAGAAAGTTTAGAAGATGTCTTAAAATCGCCTACATCATATTTTCAAAGTTATACAAGTGATATGATTATAACTGACATAACTTATCAATACCCAATCTTTAAAGATGATGTGTTAAGAGAGATGACAAAAGAAGAAAAGGTAAGATCAAATATACCTGTGCAATTAGAAGATGGTGAAATAATAAAAGATAAGAAATTAATAGTAATACCTAAACCTGCTGGAAATCAAAAGTATATGTATTGGGACAAAGAAAAATCACTATGGATATTGGATAATCAAAAAGAGTATGATGATTATTGTGCTTTAATTGACAATCTAAAAGCAGAAGCTCTAGCATATGGGTTTGATTACAAAGTTGATGGAAAAGAACACAGACAGAAATGCAGAGATAAAGACATAACATTATTAGCTTCAAATGTAACTTTTATGTTAGCAGAAAAGACTGCTTATGGTAAAGAAAAACCGATAACTTGGTATTTTTATGATAATTTTGGTTTAGAATTAAATTTAGAAAAATCATTAGTATTGGCTAGTTATGGAAAAACATTTACTCAGTCAGTTTATGATACAGAACATTACTTTAAAACAAAAGTTGAACCTCAAAAAATTAGTGAAAAAGAGTTTGAAGAAAAAAGAAAAGAAATACATAATAGATTAGTGGGTGATAAAAAATGAAAAAATTTGCAATAGTTATAGGGCATAATCCAAGAGGAAAAGGAGCATATTCAGAATATTTAAAATTATCAGAGTATAATTACTGGAAAAATGTATGTGATGAAATAAATAAAATTGATGATAGTATAGATATTTATTCCAGAGAAGCTAAAAAATATTATATTGAAGAAATGAAGCCAATTGTAGCTGAAATCAACAATCATAACTATGATTTAGTTTTAGAACTTCATTTTAATTCCAGTGATAATAGCCAAGCTAATGGATGTGAATGTTTAATACATAGTGGAAATAAAATAACCAAAGAAATCTCTAAAGATTTTTTTATAGCACTTAACAAAGAATATAGCACAAGAATAAGAGGAGTTATAGAAATATCTAATAGTAAAACAAGGGGAGGCTATGGTATTTGTAATACTAAACCTGATTATATTTTAATAGAACCATTTTTTGGCACTAATGAAGAAGCACAAAAATTTGAAGATGTGGAAAAGACAGCAAAATTTATAATTGAATTTATGAGAAGTATATAGGAGGTTTAATATGGGAGTTATAGATAAAGCTTTGGATATAGCAAATAAATTTATTCCAGATAAAGATAGTCAAGCAGAATTAGAAAAAGAGTTAAGAAAATTAGATATCGAAGATGCTAAAACAAAACAAAAATTATTTGAAAGAATAATTCCCTTAACATTTCCTCTATGTGTGTGGATAGGCTGTGCTTGGTGTTTATGGGGATTAATTTTATCAATTTTAGCTTTCTTTTTAGAAAAACGGTATATCTTTTTTGAAGTGAATGTTCCTAATTTTTTAATAATGTGTTGTGGAATGTTTGGAGCTGGTCTATGGGGCAAAAAAAATATATCAGAATATTTTAAAGGGAAAAATAAAAAGGAGGATGAAGAATGAAAAAAATAATTGTTTTATTATTATTTTTATTAATAGGATGCAATAATAATAGTATAAAATCTAATAAAATTACTGTTGAAGAAAGACCTTTAATTATAGAAATTGATGATAAAGATAGTGAAAAAACTTTTTCTAATACATCTAAAAAATCTCTTGTGGAAAAAATAAATAATAATTCAATTATAGTTGAAAAAATGAATAAAAAGAAATTTTTAAGAAAAAAAGTTATAGAAGCACCATACACAGAATATATTTTTAAATAGGGAGAGGATATAGTGATAGTTATGGCAAAATATTATCTAGCTTTAATATGGACAAGCTGGATAAGTCTTATTGTTTGGCTTATTGGTGGTTTTGATTTACTAGCAAAAGTTTTATTAGCCTTAATGGTTTTAGATTTTTTAACAGGACTATGGGTTGGATATAAAGAAAAAAAATTAAACTCTCAAAGAGCCTTTAAAGGTTTAAAAAAGAAACTTTTAATAATGGTTATCTTATGTGGAGCAAGTCTTATGCATAGACTAGTACCAGATTTAGGATTTAGGACATTGGTAGGGATGTTCTACTGTGCAACTGAATTATTAAGTATAACAGAAAATGCTGCAAAAGTAGGAGTACCAATTCCTAAAAAATTAAAAAAAGCATTGGAACAAGTAAGAGAAGAAAAAGAAAATTAACAGGGTGGGATTTTTCCTGCCCCTCTTTTTTTAATGTTTACGTTATGGTATAAAATATCGTATAATAAACATATACTGGAGATAAAGGAGTGTTGAATTTTATAAATTGGTTTTTAATTTATGTTTATTCTATTATGCAACTAATTTTATTTTGGGATGCTATTAGCACAAAAATTGATACTTTAAATGTAATAATATTGACTAAATATAAAAAAGGGTGATGCATATGATAATTTTACTAAGTTTAATTCCAATAATATTAAATACATTCCAAGGAGCTGATTCAATGTTCCTTTATATTTAGTATCGGTAGCAGAAATATAGCAGAAATTATAATCATATTTTAAGTATAATGGCATATTAGAAGTGAATATCATATATTCCTACTGGGTGTGCCATTTTTTAAAAAATAATGTCAAGCGGTTTTAAAAATGTCTTAAAATTT